AGAAACATAAAGTTTATAACCTCCTGGATTTTCTGACCCTATACCAACATCACCCGTGTAGTATACCTGTGTCCCCGAAGTTGTCCAAGGACTACCACCATTTCCAACTGCTAAAGTACCAGATGTAATGTTATCCGCGTCAAGTTGGGCTAAACCCGTGGTTACACCCGTACCACCTTGTGCAGTTCCAACGGAACCCCATGACATTACACCTCCACCCGAACTTGTAAGTACTTGTCCATTCGTCCCCGAGGAACCATTTGCACGTAAACCACCTGTTACATTCATATTACCAGTAACATCCAATGGATACGATGGAGAGGAGGTACCGATACCTATATGGTTTCCAATGAATACATTTGAAGACACTGGACTCACAGATGATGTTAAGGATGGGGAAATAACATTTATAGTATTACCCATACCTGCGTGAGTTTGGCAATTGTAATACATCGTATCAGGAGCTTCCATTGGTACAATAAATTGTATATATGCTCCGGCATTCCCACGGGTACCGAAAGACGAATACCCGGGGTTATATTGCTCCCCTTCGGCTGTAGTTGATATTCTAAGTGGATGAGACGCATTTGAACTATCAGAATAATCAAATCTGTAAGTTACACCTCTATAGAGTGTTAGTACTGGCTGATTAACACCATCTATAATAAAAATTCCGGGTACTGCTGTAACTGTAAAATATTGAGCGGTACTTTCGTTAACGTACCCACCAGCTAATACAACATTCGATGTAGTTATACCATCAACATTTACCGCAGTACTTGTTAATGAACCGGATGTAGTAACATTACCACATAAAACATTCCCCCAAATATTCGCGGTAATGTACCCGTCAGTTGATGCATTTGTTGGTACTATATCGGTACTACTTGGATCACTGAGTGTATATGCAATAGTATATTCACTTTCATCACCTCTATAACCAGCAACAACGTTTGCGGTTGGTCTGGTCATGATGATACCCATATCAATTGTATCAATAGCATTCGCATTACCCACTTCAATGATTGGATCGGAAACACTATGTATTTCAGAATGTTGAAATGTAGCACTACCTTGAACAAGTAAATTACCGGTAACAGTTAGATTTGAAGAAAGTGATGTAACTTCGGTTGCGTTATTATAAGATATTTTACTATCGCCAAATGTATTATCAGCTTTTATATACGGTATTTTACCCGATGTTAATGTAGTTGCACCGGTACCACCATCTCCAATTGCGAGTGTTCCCGTAATGGAAGAAGCACCTAGATCGACCGCGAGTTTGTTTGATTCGATAACCAAACCACCGTTTGTTTTTGTATCAATAGATAATGTGTGTGCAATAGTTTCACCTGATGTGGCACCCGTACTCGTAATACCATTACCACCTGTAATCGTGGAAACGTAATCGCCTACCGTATCTGTACCTAAAGTTATATTACCACCACCACCTATAGCCGAAGTTAATACATTTGTATTGTAAAGTTCTTTGGTTGTTGGATTGTATCCAATAACAGTTGTAGATGCTGGATTTGTTACACGTAAAGGTGACATGTAAATACTGTCACTTGTTGGTGCATTAATAGCTGTAGAAGAAGCGTTTAAAACAATCGTGTTTTCAGCCTGGTCATCAGTAGCATGTTTACCAAACCGGATTTTGGTAGACCGCTCGATGGTCGGTAAATTTTTAACCATTTAATATAAGTATGTATTTTAATTTGCATAGATAAGACCAGCCATACCATTTTCAATACGAAGTATATTGTAGTTGACTGCGTATATAGGATCACTAATGATCATGGTTTGACTGACTATCTTTGCAGAATCTAATCGACTAAAATTGAGCGTTCCTGTCGGCTGGAGCGAACTCGTCGATAAGCAAAAACAATATAAGAAAAAATCGGGTGACGTAACAAAATTTGTGTGGTAATAGTTCATAACGTCTATAAAGTGTGGTTTTGCCCATTTATAATTGGATATATCTAACCCATTAATTTGTATTTTTACTTTATTTGATGTTGATGTTAATGCCCCTTCGGTCGTTGTATCCGAAGATGCAAGATATTTAACTGGGTGGTTAAAAGTCAATTCTTGTGAAAGTTCATTCGAAGGAATACTTTTTTGAACCTGTGTAATAATTAAATTATGGTTACGTGAAACAAGGTTACCGCGTTCTTCGTTATCGAGGTAATAATAGTTTGAATAACACTCGAAATTATAGTTACCTGCATTTGGTCCCCAATGTATACGTAATTCGACGTTGTGGTAATGTAAAGCGACTATGGGTAAAGCACACTGTGCACCCTCACAAAAGAAGAATCTAAATGGATAGAAATAGGAACGTGCACTTATACCTGGGTGTGTACCATTTGCACTTTTTGAAACGTTTGTTGCAAACGTATCGATTGCTATTTTTTCAGTGAAAATGGCATCTTGTGTATCTATGACCTGACCACCAATGAGAAGTTCAACTTTATCTATAAGCGTGTCCCACCTTTGAATATCAAGTGCCTGTGTATTATTATCAATTGTTAGGTATGTATACCCTAACATATCACCTGTTCGATCAAAACGAATAGATGACATAGAATTCGCTTTCACATCTCCCTGAATAGTTTGTTTTTCAACGGATTGTGAAAAGTTAGAATGTCGTTTAAACGTTGACGTAAAAAAAGATATTTCTGGTTCGCCCATAATGTATTCGTCTTGAGCACCAATTGCTATAAGTTGAACAATACCAGATGACATTTATAATAAGAAAAGGTTAAAAATACAAGTTAGCGACGCCCTGACATAATTAATGGGCTAAATTTCTTTTTTTGCAAACGAATTTAAATATAAGATAAGCGTTACCGATCGCCAATTCTGCACCAGTAGTGGTTAAAAAATGTATGGATAATCTATCGACTTTACGAATTGGGTTATAATATTGTTGGATAATTGGATATTCGTTTTTAAAAGTATAACTAGCAGTGTTATTTGTTACAAAACTACCAAATAGATTTTGTATTTTAATTTGATTAGTTGACGAGAGTGTATCTTTTGCGTACTGAGAAAACGGTGTGTTTAACTGATCTATATGTAAATTTATTAACTCTGGTGAAAGTCCCAAACCAGTAAAATTACCAGCAATTAATTGTACTTGTACAATATTTTCCAAAACTGTTGGGAGAAAAACGGTAAAATTTGGTTTTTGACTATTTGCAAAATTTGTGTTATCAACAACTATAGTATGGTGTTCATATTCGAAATCGGGTAAAGTGGATTGACTCGTCACTAAAGCCATTTATATATACTGGAGATTTTACTTCATCTTGTACCCCGCTTGTTCGCGAACAAGTTTTTGGCCGTCACATACACCACCTTTACTGTCGGAATAGTATGCATTACCCAAACATTCTTGAGTCGATGGGATATCGAAGAGCGAACCCGTATTAATGGTTTCGATTTCGACATCTTTACCCTGGTACCCACTGGTACGGAACATTGCGAGAACACACAATACTGCGATGATGATGACGATAGCTTTGATCGTGTTTCTGTTGGTGGCGTTAAGTTTCATTTATATTGAAACAACATTTTTTATAAAGTGCGTTAAAGAGATTAGAATAGTTTCAATATAAAGAGTAATAGTAATGGACGGTGAAATTATTCTTGATCGTAAAAATACGAATGTGATGAAACTTGATGATAATGAACAGGCCCTGATGAACGAAATTGAAATTGATGTTCCTCGACGTCAGCCTGTGAAAAAACAAATTTCACAAATGAAAACACAATTTACAGCGCCACAACCACAAGTTTTCCAGGAAGATATTGATTCATTTGCTAACCCTAACAAACAGGCACAGCCATCTATACCTCCACCTGAAGAACCACTTGATTATCACGAATACGATGATGAACCCGAGATGGACTACGGAGGTGGTGGTGGATATATGATGGAAGAAGAGGAAGAAAAACCATCACCTGGGTTTAAGACAATTGATGAAGAGAAAGCGGATCTCGTGAACAAACTTGGACGTTTGGAAAAAAAGGGGTTTACTGTCAACAAGCGCTTGAATGCTTATTCCCCTATAGACGAACTTAGAAACGAAGTAAAGCGAATTACATATAGTATAGATGTAGACAAATCGGTTAAATTTGCAAGACGTATGCTTATTGCGTGTACGACAGGACTCGAGTTTATGAATAAGAAGTATAACCCATTCGAGATCCAGCTCGATGGATGGTCCGAAAACGTTATGGAAAATGTTGATGATTACGATGAAGTCTTTGAAGAGTTATACGTGAAATATAGAACTAAAATGCACGTCGCTCCAGAAGTCAAACTTATTATGATGCTGGGAGGCTCAGCTATGATGTTCCATTTGACGAATAGTATGTTCAAATCGGTCATGCCAAACATGAATGATGTGATTAAACAGAACCCAGGACTCGTTCAAAATATGATGTCTGCTGTACAAAACACGGTTCCAAAGTCAGAACAAAGTTCGGAACCTTCAAATACAGGTAAACACGAAATGCAAGGACCAGGGTTTGATATTTCGAGTCTCATGGGTAATATCATGATGCCACCAACACCACCCATGAACACAACAAGTATTCCAGCTCAAGAACCAGTCGTATTAGACGACGACGAAGATGATGATATTTCCGATATTGCCGAGGCACCAACACCAGGTGATGTCGAAGGAGGGGGTGACGGAGAATTACGTGAAGTTAAAGTTACTCAGACCAAAGCTAAACGGGGGAAAAAGAAAAAATCGGTCGAAATTAATTTGTAAAATATAGTATATGATAGGGTATTGTCCATTAGACGAAGATCCTATTGAAAGGCCGAGACCTTCACGAGAAGTATCAGTCCCAGTCCAGGAGAAACTTAAAAATTCTACTGGTAGAGGAGAAGATACGGAGTGTAATTATGTTGTTTTGTTCTTTATTGCGGGTGTTATCGCCTTAGCAATCATGGACACGCTCCCATCACGAAAGTAAGTAAACAAAACTTTCTACCATTCTGACATTTTCCAGAATGGTAAAAATAATTATTTTAGTTGTTCAGGAATGACGAATCCATCATCGTCAGTCCAGTTTGTATCGTACATGTGTTTATCTTTTCTTTCACCTATAACTAACCAACTAACGGTTGCGGTAGAAGATGTGTTTTGACATGATATTGTAAGTATGTTTCCAGATACGGAACCCTTCACTGCGTCCCAATCGGATTCGTTTGATGTAAAACATTGAACGTTTCTATTCAGTGCTTCAAATGTACCACTTGTCATTTTAGAAACAGTATCTAAGTTTATAGAAGCACTTCCGTTTTCTAGATCAACTTTACCTCTGTATATGAGATCAGCTTGTGGACCTTCTATGAAAGAGTGATAAAGATTGTGTGTATTACTCATATTTGCAAGTGGGTGATCTATTCTGAAGGAACCACTACCTTTTGATAACGCACCTGTACAGTTTATATTACCAACAACATCTAAAGGGTGAGCTGGAGAGGAGGTACCGATACCTATATGGTTTCCAATGAATACATTTGAAGACACTGGACTCACAGATGATGTTAAGGATGGGGAAATAACATTTATAGTATTACCCATACCTACGTGAGACTCACAATTGTAATACATCGTGTCAGGAGCTTCCATTGGTACAATAAATTGTATATATGCTCCGGCATTCCCACGGGTACCGAAAGACGAATACCCGGTATTATACTGCACCCCTTCGGCTGTAGTTGATATTCTAAGTGGATGAGACGCATTTGAACTATCAGAATAATCAAAT